CCCTTACAACCCTTGTCTATATGAATCCTGCGTAATCCATCGGCATTCTCAAAAAACCCCCGTATATGGTCAATACCGGTCTTTATTTGGCGTGATGCACGTGTTCTTGCATAACGAACATTAATTCCATAGTTGCGAAACATCTCAATATCACCAATACCCGATTGACCCTGAACCTGACCACCAGCAATATCTCCGTAGTATTTCAATACAGAATATGGCTTCGATAATATCATCCTCGCAAATGTTTCCGACTTTATGTTGTGCTGATGATTAATTTCATCAATAACGTGGATATGCTCAGAACCATCATCGTAAACATCTAACTGAAACCATAAAGCACATGGCGATCTATACCCAAAGTCAATAGAACAGAATGTCGGTAATTGTGGATTATATTTGTATGATGCAACATCTTTGTCAGGGTCGAAATTGTAAACACGACCAGACAATGCTGTAAACGATGCACCGTATTCCTGATTGAACACCTCTACACTCAAATTACGCCTTGCTTCTTGCAAATCTGGATCATCATATCCTCCCGGAAAAGCATGATGATTCTCCCATGACGGAGAACGAAAAGAACTCCAATCAGGGTCATCACGTTTATACAAATCATAAATCCAATTAAATCCTTCAGGAGTCGAAATAAATAATGCTCTACCCTTCTTATCAGACAATGTTGGTCGAAGATACATATCCCATACCTTCTTCTGTATCTTTGCACACTCATCAAGTATCAGCAAATCACAACTCTCACCAACAAGAGATACAGGCTTATCTGCCGATTTTCCCTCTAATGTACTGCCCCAATCAAATTGAAGCAGTTGGTCTTTCTCACTTCCTCTTTTCGGTGTCCATCCAAGACCAGCAAGTAATTCCTTCCAAACCTCTCTGAAAACCTTCTCTGAGCCTGAATATGTCGGTGCAACAACCCAAACATGGGTATTCGGTTTGGTTAAAACAGATATAACCTCCATTGCAGCCGCCTTTGACTTTCCCCATCTGCGACCACATACAGCAACAGTAAACCTTGCATCATTCTCAAAATGAAGCCTTTGCTGACCTAAATGCGGTTCGTACCCGATTTTCTCAAATAACTTTTGTTTGTATAGTGCAAATTCTTCGATAATTAAACTTAATAAAAAATAAGAAAATCTTGTATAAAATGTTGATATTAATTTACATTAAGTAATATGCAATATCCAATATATTGTATGTTGCAACTAATTTAAACTATATGGAGGACAGATGTCCGAAGAAACACAAGTGGTTAATGAAGCAGTAGCGGATGATTCCACACAGAAATCCGAAGTATCTACGCCAGATAATTCGGAGTTAATTGCAGAAAGCAAAAAGTACAGAAAGCGTTCACAATCGGCTGAAGCAAGGGTTGCAGAGCTTGAAGCGAAGATTAATTCGTTTGAAGAACAGCGGTTGAAGGAAAAGGAAGATTTCAAGGCTCTCTATGAGAAGGTTTCTATTGAAAATGACCAAAACAAAGCGAAAGCAAAACAATGGTCTGAATATGAAGCTTTAAAAAGAGAGGAATTGCTTTCCAATATTCCAGAAGAAGAGCGTGGCGATTTTGAAGGTGTGAAGCTAAAGAGTTTGGAGAATATCATCTCCAAAATGACTTCACAGAAAACATTGAATCCAGATCACGTTAGTAATGCCCCAAAACAGGGGGCTGGTGAATTTGGGGGATATGAATCTTATGCTGAATGGGCTATGAAAGATCCGAAGGGATATGAGTCATCTAATGGGATTGTTGGTCTTAATAATGGTGGTGCTGGGAGATTAGTTCAATAAAGAAAAATGATGGCGGACACAAGCCTTTTGGCGTTGATATTGATCCTGATAAGACTTTAATTCATAATACTAATGAAGATGGTAGTATGAGTGCTTATTATAAAAATTCAAAAATGAAATATGATGATTATTTAGGTGAACTTGAGCATCGTTTTCATAAAAAAGATCAAGGCAGAGATTATTCCTCAACTTCTATAGGTTTATTTGGTGGTTTTGGAAAGGGAAAATTGAATAAAAAGAAATGAGGTTTTAAATGGCTTTAGGCAATGGAACAACAACAGTAACAGCTTCGGCTACAGTTGCTGGTGGTATTGGAAAAGTATTAGGTGATGCTGTAATAGCTTTTAATAAAGTTAATGTGGTTTCGCCATTAGTTACATCAAGGGTTGGTGTTGTGGGTGCAAAAACAGTTGAATTTGCAGATTGGACTGTAGCGTCTTATGCAGATGTTGCTGAAGCAACTGAAGCAGCTAATACAACAGCTCAAGCGATCGCAACTACAGCAAGGACTGCGACTTTATCAGAACACGTTATTCAGGTAGATGTCTCAGACCTCGCAGAACAGTCTTATGGTGCAGGTGGCAGTCTTGGTGGAAATGCAGGTGCTGTGATAGGTAATGCTATAGCAGCAAAGCTTGATAATGATTTGGTGCAATTATTTGCGGCTGGTTCTTTAACAAACGATGTTTGTGGTGCAGGTACTGATCTTGCGGTGACACACATTTTTGAAGCGTTAAGATTGCTTCATGCTAATCAAGCTCCAGCTCCATTGAATCTGGTTCTCGGAACTCAGCAAACTTGGGGTGCTGCTGGTTTAAGCACGATTATAGCAGGTGCTGCTGCACCTACTGCGACGAATCTGTTTGGTCGTTCAGAAGCAGGTCAGGATTTGGCTATGAATGGGTTTGTGACTAAATTCGCAGGGTTTGATGTGTATTCAACTCCTGAAATAATAGAGGATGGCAATAATGATGAAGCAGGTTGTGCTTTTAGTGCGGGTGCTTTTGGATTTGCTACTGGTGCTAATGGGATAATGTCTGTTGAAACTCAAAGAGATGCTTCTGCTCGTGTGACAGAGTATGTTGGCACAGGTGTTTGGGGTGAAACGATGATAAAAGACTTGTTCGCAGTAAGCATGACATCAGACGTTAGTTAGGATTTATTGTTAAAAATATAAAGGGGGTATTTTTTTACCCCCTTTTATTAAATTAAGGGATTGAAGTGAAAGATATTTATTATAAAAAAGCTGATGGGGAAATTTTTAAATATGTTGCTGGTAGGATGAAAATGGCATCATGTGATCAAAAATATACAAAGTGTGATAAAAATGGCAAAGCATTAGCAAAAAAGAAAAAAGAACCTAAAAAATAACAACTCATTCATAGTGAGCCAACTTTAGAGAGGGAGAAAAATGGCAGAAACAGTATTAAGAAAATATGCAGTAGTAGAACGTCTTGGGAAAATGGATGTTGATTTAATAGACGTAACACTAACAACGGACGCTGAAGCTCATGCAGACAATGATGTTATTGCACAATCTATAGAAATCCCAAATGCAGTCTCTGTTGATGGGGGTTCGGCAATTATTCAATCTGTAATGTTGTTAGACGAAGATGATGAAGCTCCTGCTGTTGATTTGATATTTCAAACAGACAATACGGCATTAGCTTCAGATGAAGGTGAGGTGATTAATATATCCGATGCGAATGCTCGTGATATTTTAGGTTTTGTTAATGTTTCATCGTGGTCAGACTTGGTTGGTTGTCAGATTGCAGTCAAGTCAAATATCGGATTGGTCGTAAAGGCGGCATCAACTACAAAAAGTATTTGGGTTCATGCAGTAAATAGAAGCGGTGGAACTTATACCCCAGCGGCTACGACAGATTTAAAAATGCGAATAGGAATCATTAAAGACTGATGTTCCCATCTCGCAGGGCTTCAATGGGTGGTGATGTATTCAGAGATGAGTATTCATTAACATTCGATGGTAGCGATGATTATATCTCTATTGCTGATCCGGGTGACTTCACTTTATCTACAAGCGGACAAATGACGATTGTTGCATGGTTTAAAGCTGATTCGTCTGGGAGTGGCGGCAGGAGAATTTTCAGCGGCGATAAATATGATATAGTTTTGCTGATAAGAAGCGATCACACGATTTGCGGACAGCTATTCAATAGCCCAAACAATCCTTCCATAATATCATCATCTACATATAATGACGATCAATGGCATCAAGTGGCGTTTATGCGTGATTCAAGTAATTTAAGATTGGCTATAGATGGGGTTTTTGAATCTGATGTGACAGACTCTACATCAGGCACTGGAATAACTATAAGTGAAGTACGGATTGGTAAAAGAAATAATACCGAAGCAGATGAAACCTCTGGGGTAAGTTTTTGGATTGGCAAAATCTCTGAAATAGCCGTGTACAATACAGCCCTATCAACTGGTCAAGTCAAGACAATCTATAATGGCAGAGAACCGTATAATCATAAAGAGGGGGTCGGAGCTTCTAATCTTACTCATTGGTGGCGTATGGGGGATGGTACTGAAAGAGGGTCAGGCACGACCATTTATGATATGACGGCAAATGATAATGATGGAACAATGGCGAATTTTGCAGCAACTGCTTTTAC